GTTCTCTCAAAATAGTGTAATAAAAGAAAGCAAACAGGAAAAAATACAAAAAATGATTTGTCAAAAAAAATCTGAATTCAATTTAGCTATACAATATTTAAAAGACGATATTATTAAAAACCTCTTAACCGTCGATTTAAATGTGTTTTATTTAATTGTAAAAGAAATATGTGAAACAGTATTATCACATATTTCAATAACGGGTAAAATTCACCATTTACTTTATGGGATTTATGGATATCATATTTGGGGAGAGCATTCTAGAGACATATATAAATCATTTTATGATAGAACAAAATACTTTGATAAAGCGGATAGAAAGGTAATAGTTGATTTTATAAAATATAACTTAACGCTTGACATTATTAGACAAAATTATAAAATGCTAAATTCGATCATTCAATTTAAGTAAGTAAATCAAGTATTTTGTAAAAACAATAAATGTTGAACTTATTGTTTTTAGATTTAGTTTAGTTAGTTTTTTTTGTTTTTAGTTTTATTCTTTTGGGTTTTGTTGATTTTGCTTTTCGTTTTTTTATCATTTTTTCTTAACTTGCAACTTCTCATAAATCCATCTTTGAACCCTTTATTAAACTCTTTTCTATCGAATGAACTAAAGTATCTTTCCCATGTCATATCACGAATTGACTGAACTCTTTTTGAATTATGTTCTTTTTTACAATCTTTCTCTTTCATATTCATATATATTATTCTATATTTTTATATTTTTTATATTTTTTATAATATTTTATGTGATACTTATGCAGTAGCACTAGGAGCAACAGTCTTGATAAAGTGATGCTTCATGTACTTCTGGAGGTTGAAGTAGGTAAGCTCATCACCCTTCTGAAGCTTAAGAAGCTTGGAAAGCTTGGCATCAGCGTTAATCTTGCGACCATTGTCCTTATCTTGAAGACTGTGAGCACGGATATAGACGTTGATCTCCTTGCTGACAGCAGTACGAGCAAGAAGAGAACCCTTATCCTTTCCGAGGAAATCAGCGAGTTCGTCAGAGATAAGGGTAGGCTTAACAAAACCAGATGGTGCTCTGTTTCCAGAACCAGACTTTCTCTTGTGAGAAGCCTTCTGGGCAGCCTTAAGCTCCTTAGAAACAACCTTCTCAAGAGCCTTGTAATCGTTCTTCACGACAGAAACAAGAGCAGTAAGTGCCTGAAGTTTAGAACTGTATTCAGCGAGCTTGACAGATAGACTGCTGGTCTCAACAATTGCAGGAGCAGTTTCGACCTTGACCTCTGGCTCAGAAACGACAGGAGCCTCAGTCTTTGTCTTTTTTGCCTTTACAACTTTTTCAACAGCAGGAGCAGGAGCAGCAGGAGTCTTAGTATTTCTAACCATCGTATGATTATATAATACTATAAACACATCTTTTTAAGTATTTAAACGCAAATATATTTATTTTAGAATAGTTATTATTATTTGAACTGGATAAACGAAGCCTAAATCTATTATTCCTAAATATTTATTTTACGATATTATCCAAAAATAAATATATTTACATTAATGATTCATATAACCAAGGGATCGAATGTCTAGCATCTAGAGATACAACCGTTAATGCAGATAATACATGAAGTGCGCCGATTTTACGATATTCAACATCTATACCTGTAAATACCATATTTTCAAATACACGTAAACATGCTTCTTGTATTCTCTCGAAACCAATATTATTATAATTAGGAGTATGTTCTTGAAAAATATTCAAAAAAGGATCTCCCGAAATACATATTCTATTTCTCACAATGGGCGTTAATCGTCTCCAAATATTATATACTATTCTATAAAGCCGCATATAGTTTATTTGACTTAAAGAACTAAACCATTCTACACGGGTATAGTTACCTAACTGGTCAATTTCCATAAATAATTCTTGCATTCGCACTTGGACTGAGGATTCTCGATTTACTATTAATCGCGAGATTTCTGGTGTAGTAAGACGATTTATAATATTAGTTGTCGCAATATTTGAAGGTTGAACCATATGTGTAATCTTAGTTTTTTCGTTTATCATTGTTTCTGAAATTATATTTGGGAATAGAATACAAAGTTTATGTCCGAGAGAATAAATATCATTAATTACAGTTTGAGAGATTTTCTCTCGATTATACGGATTTATAATATTTGAACGAGATGTTTTAGATATAAGAGAAAATAACGATGTGATATCGAATCCATACCAGAATTCTTTATCGTCTTTATATGAAAAAAACAATCTCGGGTCTATATCGGCAATTGGTTCTAAAGAATAAAAATCGCTGGAATTTACACAAATCTCTCGTTTTTTTAAAGCTTTTCCGCGTAAACGAAATGATTCGCGTACTAAATATCCTCTATAGATTTTCTGTAATAGTACAGTTTTAGAAATCAAATGAAAACGCTCCTTTATTCGTTCAATTAATATGGCTTTTGTACCACTAATATGAATTCGCAACTGTTTTGCTATTTCTTTAAGAGTAGGTAATTTATATGTTGTTAATATATTTGGAGTCTTTAAAAACTCAATATACGAAAAAGTATTGGTTATTGGAGTAGTTGATGTAGTTTTTTGAATGATTATATTTTTAGAACAATCATTGTCGCCGATCGGGTAAAGAGGTTTTGATAGCATATGTCTTAGATAGATGTCTATTATAATAGTATTTATATATTTTTATAACAAAAAAATATCATTGGTTATATACATATGTCTGGAGGTATGCATATATGTAGTTATAAGATAATATAATATATAGTATAGTATAGTATAATATATATATATATATATACTATAAATGCATAAATAATGCGAAAAAATATCAAAAATCCATACTTTTGCTCGAAATAACTCTATAAAATTGATTTAAAGAAATTGCTTTATGTATATCATATACTTTCGCTTGTTTATTATAATATGTCTTCTTCCAATACCAATACTGCTGTTATTATTGAATACCCTGAGTGGGATACTACTGAAGTGAAATATATGCCTCCTAAGCTTAATGATAGAGGAGGTAAATCTATTTCAGTTATCAGTACACAGTCTAAGCGTGCATTAGCAATTTCTACTGCGGCGATGACTACTTGGGGTATCAGCGACTTCTGTAATGAAGAAGGAGAATCGGATGGTAAATTTAAACTAACTCTTCAGTTTCCGAGTGAACAATATAAGACATCTGAAACAGACGAATTTTTAACAAAAATGAAAGCATTTGAGAACCAGGCGATTGATGATGCGGTAAAGAATAGTGAGCTTTGGTGGGGTAAAAAAAAATCAAGAGAAGTGGTAGAAGACAGTTTCTTCCCCTATCTTAAATATCCAAAAGACGAAAAAAAGAATCTCGATTATTCAAAGGCTCCTTCTATGAAACCAAAAGTACCATATTATGGAGGCGAATGGAAGACGAGAATATTCGATATGGATTATAAAAAAGTGTTTCCTAATCCTGCGACTCCTGATGCGACTCCTGTAGACTATGTTCCAAAAGGTAGTCAGGTTGTCTGTGGACTAAAGTGTACTGGAGTATGGATTGGTGGCAAAGGATGGGGTCTTACTTGGCAAGTCGAGCAGCTTATTGTAAAGCCCAGAGTCGTTCAGAGAGTAGATAATGATATCTGCCATATTCGCGTTTCGGATAAAGATAGAAATAATATGGTAAAGACACCGTCAAAAGTAGAAGAAACGGATAATGAAGAAGTCGATGTTCCACCGAGACCAGTTGGATTATCTCGTGAAGTATCTTCTGGAATTCAAAAAGTTCCTGAAACAGAGGTTCCGGATAGCGATGACGAAAAAGAACCAGAAACTGAATCATCAGAAGAAATTCAAGAAGAGAAAGCGGTTGTTCAAGAAGAATCTGTTCCAGACGAGAAACCAGCTCCAGTTCCAGTAAAAAAAGTTATTAAGAAAGTAGCACCACCAGTATCAGATGTTGTTCCAGAAGAAAATCCAGCTCCTACTATTAAGAAAGTTGTTAAGAAGAAAGTTGTTGTTTAAGAAGTAGATCGATAGATAGATAGATAGATAGTAGATTTTGATTATATTATCGTAATTTTAAAAAATAGATTTTTTATTGCATGTAACTCATTTTACAGACAATTACATAAAATTGATTTTAATATCAGATAAAAGTTTAATAATAATATTTAATAAAATAATTATGACCGATGTTATTGAACCTACGTCAAAGTTTAATCTTTGCGTTCTATTAACACAGCTAGGAAAAACGTTTACTGCTATTTCAAAAATTCTTGCTGAAATTAACCAAGATGATGAGTTAGGAAGAAGTATTCATATTATATTTACTATGAATACTTTATTAAACAATACGCAATTCGCAAAGAGACTCGAAACCATTGAGAAAACTTATGGGAAAGGTTCTATATGTATATTTTCATCAAAATATGATGGAAAATATAAACATGTAAAAAATAGATTAGAATTACAAGGTCTTTGTGCCGATGAATCTAGCTGCCCGAGAGTGGTTGTTATGTGTAGCAACATACAAAGATATGATGATGGAATAGAATTTATAAAAGTGATCGACAAAAACAAAATCAACATTTATAGAGCATTTGCTTATTACGATGAACTTCATAAATATATTTCAGAATCACTGCGTTATCAGATAGAACAAATACACGATCTTGATATCGTAAATGGAATTACAGCATTAACTGCATCGCCTGATAGGATTTGGCAGGAAGCTGGATTTTGGTCTAAAATAAAACTGATTCAATTAGATTATTTCTCCGATTCGAATTATGCTGGATATAAGGATATGATATTTAACTGTATTGACGATTTCTTTGCAAACCCGTATGTTCGTCCCAGTTCATTTGATTTTGATGAATTGGATAGACAATCAATTGGTTTTATACAGCATGTTCTGAAAAAGTATCCAGAAATTTTAGGGGGTAATACTCGATCATTTATTCCAGCACATATTCGTCGCAGTGGCCATAACGCCGTAAGAGATTTGGTATTTCGAATAAATCCGAATTCTCTGGTTGTTGTCATAAATGGATTTGAAAAAACGCTTCAATATAAAGACATATATGGAAATACAAAGACATTGCCATTAACATCCGATGATGAAGAAGTATGTGAAACTATTTCTAGACTGGTAATACAGAATAAACTACAGAATCGTCCAATTGTAATTACTGGATTATTATGTGTTGGAATGGGACAGACATTAACTCATAGATCTCTTGGATCATTTACATCGGCTATATTTGGACACTTGGATCTTACAAATGATGAAATATATCAACTATTTGGAAGAATCACTGGTAGAATGAAAGATTGGGGGGATAAATATGTACGGACTCAAGTATATTGTCCAAAAATTATAATGAACAGATGTATTGTTATGGAAGAATGTGCAAGAAATATGGCATGTGAGCATAACGGAGAAATAGTTTCGCAAGAAAATTATAGAGAACCTATGAATAAAATGGGTGATATTGGACAATCTGCTATTGAAAATATTCGTATTTTAAAGAATAAGAAATCTAAATCTATTAGAATAAAATATACCGAAACTGACAAAGACTATCGCGAATTTGATTCACAGGTGGAAGCAATCGAGTTTGCTGAAAAAACACTTGGTGCGAAATTAAATAGAAGATCATCATTGGATGCTCCAAAAGAATTACAAACGAATGGACATAATCCGTCAAGTGCCGAATTATTTAAACGCATGTGGGGTATCAATGACAAAAATTGTGTTAGAATGATTCCAATAAATGATGCCATAAATAATAAAAAATGGTGTGTATATTGGAGGCCATCATTGATAAAAAATACTAATGTACTACTAACTGAAATTGAATTGTAATAATATAATCAATTGATTTCTCTACAACTTTTGAATGAATAGTTACATATTTGAATCTAGCATACCAAATGGATGTAGATTCAAAACTTTACTTGTATAAAATATTATACTATTTTTTTATTGCGTAGAGAAATTAACGCCGTCTTGATTTTCGATTTCTTTTATTCTTTTTTCTACGTTTCGTTTTTCTTTTACGAACTTTTTTTCCACCATAAATAGCTTGAGTGCGAATAGAATTATCTTTATTATAACCATTATTTACTAAATGATCGAAACTGAAACTCTGTTTTTCTATTTGGTCTATGTGGAAACTCTCTATTGGGTCTATGTAAGGCATTATATATATATATATATATATATATAATTAACAGCGTCTTGATTTTCGATTTCTTTTATTCTTTTTTCTACGTTTCGTTTTATGACCTCCATTTATTGGTAGTTCTTCCTTAATACTTTTTTGGTCTGCTAGAAACCATGGTAATGGGTCATCACGCTCTTCAAATGATTCATCGTAGATAAATACCTCGCCATCTGAATATGATTCAAGTAAATAATATCCATCAGGATTATCTTTGTTTTCAAACCGAATTCTACTTTTATATACTTCATCATCATCCTCATTCTCAGGATTCTCTGGAACTGTAGACATTTCTTCAAATGTGGAAGGAGTACCAAAAATGATACTACCCAAATTATAAGTTTTGTCTTCACCATTTATAATCTTATAGAAAACTCTATACGATCCATATTTCTCTCAAATATTTTAAAATTTTTTTTGCGTGGTTTTTTCATGATATCTTTTATTATATTATTATAGCTTACATATCTTTCATTTTTATTGGTAGGTATTTTATATATATAAAATAGTTCTATACATCAATTACCTTTTTATAATTTCGGTCGATATCGTTAAATTGTATATTCGTTTTTAAATACGCAGAATAGTATAAATTCTCTCTATAATATATTACTCCGTAGGCATTCGATAGTTTCGTTATCATAAATATAACATATGTAATATATGTAGAGTGCGTCTGGTTATTTAAATAAGAATTATGTATGATAATCCCACTTAGAATCGCATTTACAATATAAATAATAATTGTAGTATACGTGATATATCTATAATATTCGTTACTTGATATAATCTTCTTTTTTTTATCTTCTGGTAAAATATCCATTATACTCGAAATATATTCTAAATCCGTCGGTAAATTCGGGTTTACGTCCAGATATTTAATGAGACGATTCTCTCGCCACATCTCAATCCAATACAGAATAATGAACGAAAATAGTGTTATGAAATTTACCGTTAATCCAATACCCTTTAATCCATAATCGAATTGTAATATATCGTGGAAATTACATATATCATCGCCGCAACTTTGAGGTACGAATAATATCATAAGAGAACTTGTAATCGACCGAAATAATTCGATCATTAAGCTACTAATCGCCTGATAACGCTGGTATGTTTCTTGATTATTAAAATGGCTCATCAACCATTCTCGAATCACCATTAAACTTCTAAATAATATCGATTGTCGTCTAATACAATAATAATGAGTAGGTTCTACGATACGAAGGGGTGATGGTGTCGGTGTGGATATAATAGGTTCTTCTATACTCATAATCGGCATATCAATATAAATAGGTGTCTTAGAACTACGATTACTAACTAACTCTTTTACTACTTCTTCTACAATTTTATCAATATTCACTGTATGATTTATATTTGTATTAATATTTTCCCGAATATACATTAATACCATTTTCTTTAACACCCCTTTATCTGTATTTCTATCCATTCTACCCCGCGTCTTTAATATATCCATATAAATCTAGAGTGACCGATATTTTAACGCATTCACGCGATAATTCATTCTACGGTTACTACTTTCGCCAGATTGCGCGGATAATCTGGATTATATCCACGTTTTAATGCCAATTCATAACTGAAATATTGAATAATAACACCAGCAATAATAGAGCCAAATGTATTATTTTCAGGTAAATGTGTTATATGCATATTTGGTTCGTCGTTTTCCGATTTTGTTGTTTTTGAATTATCGTCCGTTAATATCCAAATATCGGCACCTCGACTTTTTACTTCTTCGATTACGTTTTGATTCTTCTCTCGAAACTCTTTCCCAATATCTAAAATAATAATCGGTAATCCTTCTTCGATTAATGCAAATGGACCATGTTTAAGAGCAGATGAAGAATATCCTTCCGCATGAACATAGGCTACCTCTTTTATCTTTAACGCGCCTTCTCTCGCAATTGCTTCACAATAACTCTTTCCTAATAAAAACATTGAGGATTTATTTTGCCATTTATCTACTAAATTAGAGAGAGTCGTTTTTATTTTAGTATCTTCCAAGATTTCCCGTATTTGAAAGGAGAGATTCATTACATCTTTTATCATATGCCCGCGGCGTTCTTTATACATATTCTTTATTTGAGAAAACCATATAATAATCATTCCTAATATTACACATTGATTCGTGAAGGATTTCGTAGATGCTACCGCCACTTCTCTCCCCGCATTTAAATATATTCCACAATTCGTTTCTCTCGCAATCATCGAATCTACCACATTTATTACACCAATCGTTATAATATTCGGTTTTAGACTTAATATAGATAAACACCGATGCAAGTCCTTTGTTTCTCCAGATTGGGAGAGAAGGATTATCCCCGTTTTTCCGTAGGAAATAATATCTTTTATTGTAAATTCCGCGCCATCATAAATATTCACCGTTTGGAATAATTCCATATTTTTAAAGAATGGAACCGACCATAATCCCGCATTATAAGATGTTCCGCATCCTAATATTATTAAATGTTCTATATCTTGTAAATCGAATACATGAGAATCTAATCCTCCTAATTTGATCGAGAAACTATCTTTAATTCTACCGCCATTATTTGTAGCACGAATTATCGCATCTGGCTGTTCGTATATCTCCTTTATCATCCAATGAGGGAATCCACTAGGAACCGTCTCTATAATACCTTGCTCAATCTTCGTTTTTAAAATATACTGCCGAATATCTCGACTATACGTTATTTTTCCAGAATCTAATCTTTCGATCTCAAATATATCTTGGTTATCTAGAACTATATATTTTTTAATCGTGTTTCCAAAAGCAATTTGTTCGGATGCAACTATAACAAACTCGTCCGCGATTCCTAGTAGTAAGGGGGAACCGTTACGCGTTATCCATATCTTGTTTGGATTCTTACTATCTAAAATAACGAGCGCCCATGTTCCACATAGTCGACTAATCGTTTTTTCGATTGATATCATCGTTGATTCTCCTGCGTCTAAATATTTCCCTATCATTACGGCAACTACTTCGGTATCTGTTTGAGAGAAAAACGAATATCCTTCGTATAATAATTCGGATTTTAATTCCGCGTAATTCTCAATTATTCCATTATGTACGAGAGATATTCGGTTCGAATTATCATGATGAGGATGGGCGTTTCTGATTGTTTTAGCGCCATGTGTCGCCCAACGAGTATGTCCAATTCCTATCGTTGATTTATTTTGAGATTTTAAAAGTTCTTCTTCGAGAGAATCGATAGATAGGACTTCGTTTATTCCTTCATTCGCGTATTTTATTGTAAATAGAGCGTTTGAGATAATTGTAGATATTCCAACGGAATCGTATCCTCGATTCATAAGTAATCGTAAACCATTTAAGACAGTTTCATTAAATGGTTCGTTGCCTAAATACCCGATGATTCCGCACATATATTCATATTGGGATGGATTATTTATATGTATTATTTAGGAAATTTAAATTTAGTTGGTTTTCATATAAACCGCCATTTTTTTATTTGTATAATATATAATAATATAATGAGTTGGTTTCAGTCTAAACCTGAATTGCGGGTTATAACAAACGATAACCACGTTTTATACCTTGAAACAGGAAGTCAAATTACTTTTCGTTTTAAAAAAACAAAAACAAGGACGTGATGGTGTGTATGATGAGAATAGGATAAATTATGATATGGGTAATAAATATGCTAATGATAATGTTGTTTTTCAAGCAACTGTTATTCTAGAAAAAGATCTAGATGGCAATATAGGCGGATACTTAGATGTTGGAAATAATATATTCAAATTTGAAGACGAAGACGATTTTAAAAAAAAATTTATGGTAACTAAAGTTGGAAGTAATGGAGGTAGAAAATCCCGAAAATCAAAGAAAAATCGAAAGTCAAAGAAGAATCGAAAAACTCGTCATCGTCGCCGTTAAGTCCTTTATAAATTCCTATAATTTAGGAATCATTATCTTGTTTATAAAACTTCTTGTAGAATCGGTGAAGTAAAATATTAAATGGGACATAATCGAGTCGTTTGACAATCGGAATATGTTCGGGAATAGAATTTAAGAAATTATTCGTATATTCATAATAATAATCGTACGTTTCTTTCATTGTATCATTTAGTTCTATCCGCAGAGAGAATGGATAATATGGTAATCGGTTATTTGATACATAATCCGAGAGAATTTGCGTTATACATTTATATAATGGAATCCATAAATAATAAAATATAAATAGAAGTCTCATATATTCTAGTTATATGATTTTTTTATATTCTTATTATATAATGCCCGCACCTCGTTGTAAAAAAAGGTTCTCGTCGATGCTCTGTTAGTAAAATGTGTGCTCCTAAATCAAATAATAAGACCCCTCGATGTAAAAAAGGTTCACGTAAATGTTATGATAGTAAATGTTATCGTGCAAATAAATCCTCTAAAACTCGTAGAAAATATCTTAACAAATACGGTAAATAATTCGGCCTATTTAGCCGACCCTATTCATTTATAAATATAAATATATTATAAATGAATTATCCAATCAGATATGTACCAAAAAGTCTAACAAGAAAAGATAGACAAACCCAAATGAATATGCTTAAAAAATCAAAAAACCTGTATAAAAAACATAAGTATTATACACGCAAACAATTTCCATCTTATAAACATAAAAAATCAAACCATATAATGAACGCTTCTAGAATATATAACATTAAAAAGATAACACCGAATAAAGAATTGGCACTAAAAACGGGGTGTAAATTATCCGCATTAAAACAAATCGTGAAAAAAGGAAAGGGAGCGTATTATTCGTCGGGTTCAAGACCAAACCAGAGTCCGCAATCATGGGGACTAGCTAGATTAGCCAGTTCAATCACTTCTGGAAAATCGGCCGCAGTGGATTATGATATAATCAATAAAGGATGTAATCATAAAAAGAAGGCGTTTATTCTCGCGAATAAATCGAGAAAGAAATATAAATACGGACATTCCGCCACAAAACATGTGAAGATTCAAAGCTAAGTATTTTATATAATAATTAGTATCTCAAACATTGTATATGTGGATTATAAAATTGAAATAAAAATACATATTATATACAATATTATTATTCTAAAATAATATTTTATATACAATGACTCGAAATCGAAATCGATTTACCTCAAAAAG